GAGTTATCTCCTCTTAAAAAAGTAGTTGCGTCTTTTGTACCTGTAGCAGATAACTTTGCTAGTGTAATTGTACCGTTTTCTAAATCAGCAGCACTTACTGACAAATCTGTGATTGCTTGTGAATTAATTTTACTAATTGCCATAGTTGTTCTCTCTCTTATATTTATACTATTTATTCATCTGTATCTGTTGATGGATTATAATTTTTTCCGTCATTAAACGTTGATATTGTTGTTGTAAATCCAAAGTCATCATCAGCGTCAGCAGACGTAGGATTAGGAACTACAATAATTCTTTCTTCTCTAGTTGACTCTGGTGTATCTGTATATAAATCAGATTGTACTTCTTTGATAACTTTTTGTGTATTCGCTGGTCCAAATAGATAAGTTTTTGCAGTAAAATTCAAAGTATAGATAACTGCTCTACGATTTGTATAGTCACCACTATAACTGTCTTCATAATTTACATCATTTAATATAATAGGTACATCTCTTTTTATATCTAATTCCGGTACTGCAACAACTGTAATTGTGTAATCAGGTTGAAAGAATGGTAATATTTGTTCTACTATTTGTAGTCCACTTTCAGCAGTTGCTGTAAATATGTTTAGAGTATAAGATATATTATAAGGAACAGGTGTGTAATTATAATTCATTACTTTACCTTCTTTATCCGTTTTGACGGTCTTATACTTTTGTATTCTTGTTAACTTACGACTACCATCATAAGAAATACCAGATATTTCAAAACTCATTCTAGGAAGTGTAACCGCAAATTCTCTTTGGTCTAAATCTGGTTGTTGATCTAATCTTGTTAAAAACTTTTCTTTTGGTGCATATGCCAACGGCACAGAAATAGATTGTATTGTACTACCAGATGAATCTTTTCTTTTAATCTGTATCTTATTAAACAGTTGACCAAACGCAACAGTCATTCTTCTCATTGATTCATTATAGAAATAAGTTCCGAACATTAGAAACTACCTCCATCAGGATCACCAAACGGGTTACGTTCTGTGAAATCTAATATATCATCTGTTGTTGAAGCGGTATCAAAACCAGCTTCACTATCTAAATCTAAATTATCAGCATATGGTGATTGTGTTTGTATCGCATAATCTTCATTGATAAAGAAGTTAGATTCTCCATCAGCACTATCGTTTTCCAATAATAGTGAACCAGCCGCTTCTGTATTTTCTGATATTGTAACTGTTGGTGACAATCCAAGGTAACTTGAACCATCTACATCAATTGAAATACTTGTTACGACACCATTTGTCAATGTCGCTGACGCTGACGCTGTTACTGCGCCACCTGGACTTGATACAGTTGCACTTACAATTGAAGCAATGTCTGTGATTGTTGGTGTTGTTATAGAAGTCAATTGACCATTTGTCAATCCTGGAGAAGCATCTGTATTTGTTTTAGTAGTTGAATCTGTTGCCACATAAACAATTGTAATAGTTGGTGCTGAACCATAACCACGACCAGCGTTTGTAATTGTTAATGGATTTAATGTATTACCAGATAAACTTGCTGTTATTGTTGCATTAACTGAAGCAATAGTTGGCGCTGATATGGTTAACGTTGGAGCTGTTACGTATCCTTCTCCACCAGAAACAACTGGTATAGAAGTTACCACATCGCCTGTAACAACCGGACTTCCTAGTATCGCACTAAATGTACCACTTTCTAATTTTGATTGATATAAACCTTGATCTAGTGAGTATTGCGTTTCAGCGCTATCAATAGCCTCAACACCAGTATCCAATCTTTCGCTTGAGTATTCCCAACGAGTACATCTTAATTTGTAAACTGGTAAATTACCGAGTTGAAAGAATGGCTCTTGATCTTGTACGAATTGTATTTCAAAGAAACTATCCATTAACGGAAAGTAAATAACATCACCCTCGTTTGGTCTTCCTTCAACAATCATAGTATGAGCGCTATCAACTTGATTTTGCCATCTTCGTTTAGAAATCATAAACGTTGTATCTTCTCTAATTTCTAAACCGAATTTATTTATGACTTCTTGCTCACCAGCGAAGCCTTCAGTTGTTTCCATATACATTTCTAGTAAATATGAATCATCAAATTTAGAAAGAGTATCTTCTCCTAAAATTAAATCTCTATTTACTAATGTTCTTGGAAGATAGTAACAGTCGTGTCCGTAGATTTTTAATCCTTCAATGATTAAATCTTCGTGTAATCTTTTCTCATTGGAATTACCAATTCCGTTACCGTTTGAAAAATAATGATTAACAGCCATGACATTATCCTATCATAAGAGGTTGTGACATCTCAAATGATTTTCTAATTTCATCTTCAATTTTTTCTATGTCTGTTAATGCTTCTGAAAATATTTGTTGACCATTTAGTGTAACACCACCAATCATGGTTACACCATTAAATTTTGATAAATTTGCGCCCCATTGTTTTTTGAACAAAGCAGTCACATATCTTTTTAGTATCATATCATTATAGACATCTGTATAAACATCTGGATCTAATTTACGATATGCTTCAATAACAAGAAACTCACCAACCACCAAATCATTCTTCCAGTCTTGGTCAATGTATAGTCTGTTATCATGTTGATTAAATCTTAAAGGTTTTTCTCCTACTAGAATATGATCTAAAAAATCTAAATGCCTCATTACTACATCATAGTTAACAACTGATGTTGAAGAAAAGTCATATAGGTCATTTAATCTTAATTGGTATCTTACGTCAAATAAGTTCATACTACCTTTATTAGAATATGGAAAAATGTTAATTACTGAAATAACACTTTCTGGAACTACTATAAATCCATTACCTTCTTGCCAAGTTGTTGTAACTGAATTTTTAGTAACTGATTCTGAAGTGTTAGCGTTTATTCTATCATAATCAGCCTGTGTGTATTGATACTTTAAGTATGTTCTTCTTATACCATCATAGTGATATTGAGAAAAATATTGAAGCGCCTCATCAATTCTATCTTCCAACTGATCATCATCAGCGTTGATTTCAATGACTGGCTTTCCGAGTGCTCTTAAAGCGTATTGTTTTAGTTGTTCTCTACTTGATGGTGTTGCCATACTTTCCTCTTATTTTCTACTATTTATAAGAATAGTAGAGTATTAACCAAGTGCAACAGCCTGTGCGATAGCGAATGCATTAGTCGCTTTTGCGTCTAATTGTGTTTGAATGGCACTTGTTACACCGTTTAAATATTGAAATTCTGTGTTAGATATACTTCCATCTGCGATTGAAGTTGCGTCTAATGAAGAAATATCTGATAAATTACCTGATGTAATTACTGTACCTGAAACGTTAGGTAAATTGATTGTTCTATCTGCTGTAGGATCAATAACTCCTAATACTGTTTCATAATCATCAGCTGTTGAACCTTCAAATGTAAATGAGTTTGTAATTTCAATTGTTGTAGAATTAACTGTTGTAGTTGTTCCGTTTACTGTTAAATTACCAGTAACTGTTGCATTACCACCAATTGTTACATTGTCTGGTAAACCAACTGTTATTGTACCTGAACTTTCACCAACTTCGATTTCGTTTGCTGTACCAGAAAAAGTGATTGTTCCACCTAAAGATGTAGCAGTAGATGTTGAACCATCTGTTACTGTTATACTTGAATTTGTTAAACTTGAATTACCTATATTTGATAATGTGTTACTCGCAGCATCTATGGTTTTATTTGTTAAAGTATCTGTAGATGATGCTGTAATGTAAGAACCTAAATCAGAAATATTTGATTCAGTAATTGTGATAGTGTTTGAAGCACTATTAATTGTTTTGTTTGTAAGTGTTTGAGTATCACTTGCACCAACAATTGTACCAGATGGCGCTGTGACTGTTGTAAATGCGTTTGTACCATCTGCTGTTAGAATACCAGCAGTAAATGTTACAGCACCTGAACCACCATCAGCAACACCAATAAAATCGGCTGCTTGATATTCGGCAAGACCTGTTACATCACTACCTGTAAATATTGCTTTAACTGGAGTTTTAACTGCCATTTTATGCTACCACCAATGTTGTTACATCACTACCATCTGCTTTTGTAAATGGTATGTGTAGATTACTTATAACATCACCAATTGTGCCTGATGTTTGTAAATCAATATTTGAACTAGAACCATCTGATTTTAGAAAAGGTATTGCTGCTGTTGATACTGTTCCAACTGTAATTGTATCAGTTCCAGCATCACCAGTAATACTAACTAAACCAGATGAGTCTAAATTAAGTGTATCAGAAGATGAATCGGCGACAACATTTGTTGAGTCATTTAAGTTAATAGTTGTGAAAGAATTAGCAGCTGTTCCGCCGCCAATTTCTTTTACCGAGCCACCATCATTGATATACAGTTTTTGTGCTGAAGTATCAATTGCAACTTCACCACTTACAATATCACTTGTAGTAGGTGTAGTTGTACCTCGTTTTAACTTAATTTGTGTCGCCATAAATCAAAATCCTAACAGATGACGAATTAATTAAAATGTTCCGCCGTCTATACTTGTAACTGTAACAGCACCAGATGTGACCGTAAAGTTATCTGAACTAAATGAAGCAACCCCTTTATTACTTGTTGTTGCCAATTCAGCAGCGATAGTTAAAGTATTTGCTGAAATACTAGTATCAATACCTTCACCATCAGATATTGCTAAAGTTTCACCTAAAGCAATAGGATCCGAAGAAGCGTCACCACCTGTAATTGTTATTGTTGAATTAGATAGTTTAGCGTTATCAATTGAACCAGCAAGTTTACTAGCAGCAATTGAGCCTGCCAACATATCATTTGTAATACCTAATGCTTTAACTTGTAAAGCGTCACTTGATATTTCTATTGAACTATCATCTACATTAACTGAAAGTGTGTTACCAGATTTTGCTAATCCGTCACCAGCAGTTATTTGCCCAAGACCAGAAAACTGTACAAA